GGCAAATCTCTAAGTGCTTGTCTATATGTTTGCCATTCTGCTTTCTTGCTATCACTGAGAGGTGAATCAACACCCACTGTCCAATCACATGCTTGTAATTTCATACTTCTGTATCTTTTTAGTTCTATCATTGGATCAGGCACAACAACTGGTATGTCTTCTAGAGTCATGCTGTCTAAGTTAATTTTAACCTTGAGGTGATCAAGCACATAGCCTAATTCACTTTCTGCTATACAACTTACGCCTGTGTTTGCATGACAATTTATCATTGCTTGACGCTCATTGAACTTTTTAACAAATTTGATATCACCTGTTGTGTTATCATAAAATACATATCTTCCCATATCTATAATCCTATACTTCCAATTGGTATAATAGGCAAGTAATCATCACCTTTACCAATACGCTTATCTGCATTTGTAACCCTCATTTGTCTTGGAGAACCATTAGCAGGGTCACTGATTAAATCACTGTTAGCAAAATGACTGATTGTCATTGTGTTTGCTAGATATATTTTTGTTGCACTTGCTGCTGGTCTACCTGCCAGTGCAGCAAGAGCACTACCTCTGGCCCTATCAATGCTGTATTCAAAATTCTCTACAAGTGCAGATGGGATTGAACCTAAACTTCCTATTTGCTGACCACCTGAACTCACTGTTTCTATAATGTCAGCGTTTCCACTTGCGGTGTGTTTACCTGTGGTGGGATCAATGTTAATTTCTTTGTATGCAATGTCTCTTCTTGATCTGTATGCTTGAGTGTATATGTCATCAACAAAGAAAGTACCAGCTGATAACAGAGAGTTTACACTACTAAATTCACCCTCATCAATACCTCCTAGTTCTACAACAACATTTGTTGCAACCAGTGCATTAGGATCAAAGTTAAACACATCAATGTTAGATGTTGACGCTGCGTTTGCTACATTTGTATTTGATTGTGTTTGCTCTTCCTGCAATCCTGCTTGTACTGGTCCAGTTATGTTTCTACTTGCACCACCTCTGTAATTTACAGGTATGCTAGGTATGTTCATTGGTGTTGTTTGGAAACCACCCTCACCACCAAAATGCATATTCATATCAAATTCATATATATTTTCAATTGGCAATGTAGGTATAGTTGGATCTACCACAGGAGGAGGTGGTAGTGTTATAGGCACTGTGACCGTTTCACCTGGTGTAAATGATGATTGATTATTTGCTGGTAACTGATCATGACAGAAATGTCCTGGTAAACTAATTCCTGCAACATTCATATTAGCCAAGTTCAAGCATATTGTTTTAATATCTGGTATATCTGGTATTGTGATTGGCACATTAATAACTGGCATTCCGGGAGGTGTGTAAGGTGGATACACAATGTTTGTGTTACCTAATCCTACACTACCTACAACATTACCTGTTGGTGGATCAATGATGGTTGCATTACCACTTGTTGGGTCATCCACAATAGTAACATTTCCTACAATGTTTGCTATGTTGGCATAATCAATGTTACCCCATAAACCTGTGTACCATCCTGGGATACCACTTGGCAATACAGCACTTAATGTTTGTACATTTGCATGTGTGTAAACATCATCATCATATTCAAGTAATAAACTGTTTACACTTAGCATGCCTGTTTCTGATTCTTTTTCTACACTCCGCATCATTCTAAATAGTTTTTCATTAAAACCATATTTGCTATTGGTAACTTTAACTACATCACCAACATCAACTTGTAATGCTTCATATGTAGCATCAAATTCTAAAACTTTGCTTGTTCTACTCTGCTTAAGATCAATGTTTGCTAGGTTGTGTGTTCTAGGCTTGTCATTTATAAGATTGTATCTTACTTGTAGAGGATTGTCTGGCTCATTGGTATTTCTATCACCACTGGGAGTATCAATAACTGCAATAGTTGTTTGATCTTTTCTGTCTACTTCTGGGTATTCAGCTTCTATTTGGTTATACATACTGTACAACTCTGTTTCAGATGTGCTTATACCACTAATAATATTGTCATCATCAAACTCAAAGGCTGCACTCTTTTCTGCTGTGGTAGCCTCTCTGTTTGGTATAACTGCAAATTTACCTACTTTTGGATTGTATGTAAAGAATGTGGCTGCACTTTGACATATCTGATCAATGTTGTCTTTGACTGGTATATAAGTTGATAACATACCATTGATTTTCCATCTATCATGTGTATCACCTACACCTAGGTTAGTGGTGTATGCTACTTGCTCTGTGCTGTAATCATACATGTCATTAAAACTAGGTATGTCTAAGTCATCACTGCTTAGTCCTGCACCGTAGCGTGAATTCTGACAATAATCCAATAACACATTGCTAGGTTCACTTAAACTGTTTGTGATATCAAATGTAAGTTGGCCACTGTCTGTGAGTCCTTCTTCTCTGTCAAAATCTACTTCAAATATTGCATAAACTAAGTCTTCATAGTTTGTGCTACTGTCTATTTTAGTACTGAGTGTTTGTGCGGCTACTTTTACGCCGCCTGTTGGGAATATTTGGTTAACACTGCTTTGTGCGTTACCTGCATATACTCTACAACGCATTTTACCATTTACATTGGTACTTGAGGTTGCGTTAGGATCTGTGATACTGCTAACACTTGAACTTGTGCCAGTAAAATTAAGTGTGCTATCACCTCTGTATATTTTACTTACACTGTATGTACCTGAATCTGTTTTTTCACCAATAACAAACACATATACCATTGTGTTGTTACGGTTTTTGATCTCTGCGTCAACTGCAATTGCACCTGTATTTACTCTACCATAAAACACTGGTATTCTGTTGTCTGTTGCTGGAGGTAACTGTACCTTTACACCTGGATCTTTGCTTTGTTGTATGCCTGGTGCTTTATTTAAACCTAAAACCTTAGATGTGGCTATACCTAAACCACCTGCTATAACACCTGCTACAATTGTACCAGCCAAACTCAAGCCAGCAAAGGCGCCTGCTGTTACAAATGTTCCTGTTAAACCAATAGCACTTGCTATTGCTGCACCTATTGCACTAAAAACTGCCATTAGTTTACTCCCTCAAACATATAATTGCGTTCTACTTTACTCCAACCTCTTTTTTCTAGGTCAAAGTCTGGTGATATTTCCATTAGTGTAAGCATAAATTGATCTATAACACCTGCGTGTTTAAGTTTCTCTCCATATTCTATGTATTTCTTTAATAATTTATATCCTAGCGTTGATTCCCTAGCACAAGGCTCTACCCACCACGCCATCTCTCTAAGTATTTTAATCTCTGGTAGCCACGGATCATTGTTTATTGATGCTATAAGCATACCTTGTATTTCACCATCCTTTTCACCTACAATAATAACACCGTTCTTCATTATCCCACACAACAAGTTTTTTACATACTTGGTGTTGTACTGTGGATTGTGATGCTCTGTTAGTGGTGATGTGTTTGCAAAGTTAATCATTAACTCCATTATTCTATCAAAATCATCTATACCTGCACGTCTTATCATATCTATAAATCTCTGTAATTATCTCATGTTGAAGCTGCCAAAGTCAAACGGATTACCACCACCGTAGCCTCCGCCACCACCATAGCCACCGCCACCTGCATAGCCGCTATATTCTTTACCAAAGTCAAATGATACATTGTGTAAGTCTGCTACTCTGTCAAAAGTGTTATCTGTTGGAAAGTATTTTTGTCTATCTGTCAAGTTAGTTCTTTGTCCTGCTACTTTTTGTTCTAATATGGTGTTAACACTTGCACAACTAACTGCAACACTATTAGTATTCTTGCCTTCAACGAAGTTGTAGTCTTCACTGATGCTGTAATTAGTTATAATGCCATTGTAACGTTGAAACACATTAGCGGCATCTACACTATAATCATCATTAAAGAATGCTCTGTGTATTTTAACTACACCACCTTTAATTGCTGTGCTTAATATCAAACCCATATAGTCTTGGTCACTTGGTATACCTGTTAAACTAAGTTGTATGTCACCGTTTGTTGTTCTTATGTCTTCTGGTATTTCACTAACACCTAAGAAACTGCCTAACTCTGTGT